AAGATTCAATAAAGGCCAGCATGTTCTCAATCACTAATCTATCATCTAAGATAGGCCATTTCTTAGCAGGGCAATCTTTTACAGCATACATTGCTAAGTGATCTATAGGACAGCCACATGGCTTGAATGTAACGCCATTAAGCTCAGTTGGTTTAGCGAATGGATTAATAGCATTGGTAGGAGGCCCACAAGTCTTATAACGCGTGTTAAATACTTCGCAGTTATTGCAGATCTCAATCCTCGCAGCGTAGTTTTCTTTAGTCATATTTGTAACGAATTTCTAAGTGTTACTTTAGCTTTCTTAATTGTCCGGTAAAGATAGTTCAAAGGTATGCCAGTCTCTTGAGCTAACTCTTGGTAGCTGAAATCATCTAAGGCATAGAGAAAGAATAGCTCACGCTCAAAGTATGGCAGCCTGCTGATAAAGATATCTAACTGCTCATTCTCTAAGCGCATCCCTACGCTCTTGTTCACATCATCTATGATATCATCTTTCAGATCGTTGCGTATCTTTTCGAATCTTAAACGAGTGTAGTTAAATGAGCTATTGCTACAGCGTGCAGATAGTCTAATAGCATTGCTAACGTAATTGTTAAGCTTACCTCGGTTATGAATATCCTGCAATTTATCTATATCACTTTCTAATATCTTCAAAAGTGTATCGTGTAAAAGTTCATCAGCTAAATCTAAACGAGTAACAGTTGCTGCTACTCTGCGCCATTCGGCATAACACCTATTTATTTCAGAGGTGTAGGTACTCATCAATAATTACTTTAGCCTCATCAAAGCTCTTGCATGTAACTGCTTGGTAGCCATTGTTAATTAACTTTGCTTGCCAGTCTTTCTGAGATTGACTCATTACACCCTTAGCTGTTTTCATCTCTATTGCTAATCCAAAGAATGGGCCTTTAGCATTATAGATAAAGATATCAGGGAAGCCTTTTACATATCCTGTTTTCTTCATCTTTACTGCTTGCTTCATTGAAGTACGAACACCCCCTGCAGATGCACAATAAAGCAGCCAAGGATATTGAGCATTAATATAGTTAATAACAGCCTCTTGAATTAGGGCCTCTTCGTTCTTCATGTGCTCAAAATTAGTGTATTAACTTATCTCATTTGAACATCTTGTTAACATACTTATTCACATAGTGTTAAGTGTGATATATTTGACTATCCATTTTAGCCTTTTGGTTTAGGCTTATATTGATTATTTGATTACAGGATAGCTCTACAAACGTGTAGGGCTATTTTGTTTATATCAATTACATCAGGTTCATCCTGATAATCTTACTATAATATGTACCCTTTTGCGTATAATTTGAGGATATTAGCGGATATTATACGTTATCGGGTATAATTTTGTAGATTATTTTCCACTATAAGCCTCATTCTGTAGATTATTTTCTACTATAGCTGTCGCAAAAGTCTACTATACTTGCGACAAAGATGTTATTAATAGCATCTAATCCATATTATAGTATGCAATATCCCTCATAACACACTTTTAAGTACGATAAAGTGTGCTAAATCACACTTTAACTTAGATAAATGCATACTTAGTGTAGTTCCTATTGAGCTCAAAGTAAGCTCGCATCATTATAGCATCTGCTATATCGGGAGATATTCCTCCGGTGCGCTGGCTGATAGTATCTTTTGATGTTACTCTTAGCTTACCTTCCTTATCAGGATCTACTCTCCTAACTAATTCAAGCTCCTTAACGATATCTTCCTGCCATTTAATGGGCAGAGTTATCTCATTCTTATCTATCAGCTCACCAAGTCTGAAATAACAACGTGCAAGAGTGGGGATAAGTTCCTCATGATGTCAGATTTGCACTGGGATAATCCTCACTGTGATAGGAAGCTGCTCAAAGCTCACTTAGATAAGTGCTTAGCTGAAAACATTTACTTCGCTGTGAATGGAGACTTATTCTGCGCCATGATGGGAAAATTCGATCCACGTAGAAGCAAGCAGGATATTCGCCCGGAGCATAATGTAGCTAACTACTTAGATGCATTAGTTAATACGGCAATAGATTGGTTTAAGCCTTACGCTCATTTGATGGTATTCGTGGGATATGGTAATCATGAGACTGCAATAATAAAGAACTGTGAGACTGATTTAATAGAGCGCTTTGTTAGTGGTTTGAATAGAGAAGCAGGCACGAATGTTTTAGTAGGTGGCTATGGTGGTTGGTGGATTCATAGAGTAATGAAGAGTAAAAATTCTGCATCAGTATTTAAGACTAAATACTACCATGGATCAGGTGGCGGTGGAGTAGTTACGAAGGGAGTAATTCAAAACAATCGTATGGGTGTTATGATAGATGGCGCTGATTGTATTTGGGCAGGCCACGTGCATGAACTTTACCATCACTCAGATATGGTAGAGGAGTTATGCTATGCTGCTAATGGTGGCTATAGAATCAATATGAGATACGTGCATCACATTAGAACTGCATCTTATAAAGAAGAGTATGATGAAGGCTACATGGGCTTTCACGTAGAGCGCATGAGACCTCCTAAACCTTTGGGCGCATATCTGTTAGAACTGACTTTAGAAAGAATTACGAAACCCGTTGACACTACGTTAGTTATACCTAACTTTGTGCAATGGCGCGACAAATAGAGTACAATTTCAAGCCTCTTACAAGGCAATCAGAAGCACTTAAATTTCTTTCAGTAGATTCAGATGTTGAAACTATCCTCTACGGAGGAGCAGCAGGCGGTGGAAAGACTATGTTAGGCTGCATGTGGCAGATTCTTAGACGCTTAAAATACCCAGGTACACGGTCACTAATAGGCCGAGCCAAGTTAGACACGCTAAAGAAAACTACTATGAATACTTTTTTTCAAGTAGCAGCTGATGTAGGCTTAAAGGCAGGCGAAGATTTCATTTACAATCAGCAATCTCACATAATTAAATTTAGCAATGGATCAGAAATTATCTTAGCCGACTTGCAATTTTACCCCTCAGATCCACATTACCAGGATCTTGGGGGATTAGAGCTCACAGATGTATTTTTAGATGAAGCTACTGAGATAAGTGAGAAGGCTTATAGTGTAGTGTGCTCACGTATCCGGTACAAGCTTAATGAGTTTGGACTTAAGCCAAAGATTCTACTCACGTGCAATCCTTCTAAGGGATGGATCTATAACCAATTCTATTTACCATACAAGAATCAGAATCTGCCTGAGCACCTTGCTTTCGTACAAGCTCTACCTGGGGACAATTTGTACCTACCTGAAGCCTACGTTACGAGCCTTACCCGATTACCCGAAGCAGATAGAAAGAGACTTTTAGAAGGAGACTGGGAATTTGATAACAGCTCTGATAGACTGTATCTTTATGATGAGCTGATGCGCTGCTTTAGAGAGCCGATGAATGTAGGTGAGGGATACATCACAGCAGACATAGCGCGACTTGGTAAAGATAGAACTGTGCTTTGTGTATGGAAGGGATTAAGCTGTATAGATATAGTAGTGCTTAGGCAGAAGCGCCAAGATGAAGTAAAGGCAGAGATACAGCGCTTAATGAATCAGTATAGTGTTAGGCTATCTAATGTACTTGCCGATGCTGATGGTGTAGGAGGTGGCTTGGTAGACAGTTTACGCTGCAGAGAATTTATGAATGGCAGTAAAGCTGTGAGAGGAACTCAGTACATGAACCTAAAAGCTGATTGCTACTTTAGACTTGGTTACCTCTGTTATTGGCTCAGGGGTGAGCTCTACTTGCATTAATTGTATCAGTGCTTGAGCTTGTTCAGCTTTAGCTAAATCCTCCATCAGATGCCTTTCTAATCTGTTTAGCAAGTCATTCATGCAAGGAGCGCAAGATGTAAAGCTTCTACCATCTCTAACACCGAGATATTCTTTTCTCAGTTTAAATATCTTAGCCATCTCACCTGGCTCTAATCTTCCACGCTTACGAATCTCTCTAATGTGTTCAAGTGTTGGCATCTGCCAATCTTTAGCCTCAAGTTTGGGCCATTGCTTAGCAGGGCAGTCAGTAGCTGCATAACTTGCTAAGTGATCAATAGGGCAGCCGCAAGGCTTAAAGGTTATCTCACCAATTTGATGAGGCCGTTTAAATGGGTTAATCGCGTTAATTGGAGGCCCACAAGTGCCAAACTGCTTATTGTAGACAGGGCACTCTTTGCACACCTTAACGCGAGCTTCGAAGTCATTGCTGTTTATCATCATATTTGTAAAGAATTTCTAAGTGTTGTTTTAGCTTTCTTAATTGTCCGGTAAAGATAGTTCAAAGGTATGCCAGTCTCTTTAGCTAACTCTTGATAGCTGAAATCATCTAAGGCATAGAGAAAGAATAGCTCACGCTCAAAGTAAGGCAAGCGACTAATAAAGATATCTAACTGCTCATTCTCTAAGCGCATGCCTACGCTCTTGTTCACATCATCAATGATATCATCTTTTAAATCATTACGTATCTTTTCGAATCTTAACCTGGTATAGTTGAATGAGCTATTACTGCATCGTGCAGAGAGTCTAATCGCGTTGCTCACGTAGTTATTGAGCTTGCCTCTATCGTGAATATCCTGAAGCTTATCTTTATCACTCTCTAAAATCTTAAGCAGCGTATCGTGGAGCAGCTCATCGGCTAAATCTTGGCGAGTAACAGTAGCTGCTACTCT